GGATTGCGTCCACTCGCGCATTGATGGACGGCCAAATCAACACATATCTCGGGTTTACCATAATTCAACTTGGTGACCGTGATGAAGGTGGTTTGCCAGTTGATGGTTCTTTGGACAGAACTTGTTTTGCTTGGCACAAGGATGCAATCGGTTATGCCGAAAGTGTCGCTCAACGTACCGAGATAAACTATGTTCCAGAAAAAACGTCATGGTTGGTTACGGCAATGTTGTCAGCGGGAAGTGTCGCGATAGACGCACCCGGCATTGTTAAAATCACCTGTCGTGAATCATAAGGGGAATAGAAAATGGCTTTTACTGTAGCTACATTCGGCCCCATTGGTGGTCAATCACGCAAAGGCAAGACGTCTATGTGGTGGACTTATACGACAACGGATGCAATTGCGACTGTCAATACTGCCGCATACTTTAATGATGTATCGGATCTTGTTGCGGTCGGTGATATCATCCATGTCTTTGATTCAAACACTCCAACCCAATCACTTGTTGCGGTATTAAGCAACGCATCGGGAATCGTCGATGTTAGCGATGGTACTTCCCTAAGTGTGGCGGACGCTGATTAGTGATTGAGGTGAGTGGGGTGTAAAAACCCCACTCCCTTTCTTCAGGAGTGTTGTGAATGGCTGCTGGTGATACGGACGTTAAGATTTGTTCTCACGCTCTATTGCTTTTGGGCGAAAACGAAATCTCTAGTTTTAGCGAAGGCACTACCCAGGCCGGTATCTGTGGTGCTTTGTATCCGCAAATCCGAGATCAGATTCTGGGGATGTATCCCTGGAGTTTTACGTTAAAAAAAGCGGAATTAGCAGAAAGTGTAACTGCCCCTATTAACGAATGGCAGAACGCCTTTCCTATGCCCTCGGATAGTTTAACTGGAGTACCGAGAGCCTTATTTAATACAACCTCAACGGGGGCTAATCCTACTAATCATGGTTGGGAGATACTTGGCTCTGATATCGTAACTGATTATGAGACTGTGGTTGTTGATTATCAATTTAGAACATCTGAAGCCGAGATGCCGACATATTTTGTACAATTGTTGAAATATGTTGCAGCGGCGCATTTAGCGGAACCCATTACGGACCAGGTGACAAAGGCCCAGCATTGGCTTCAAGTCAGTTTTGGTTTGCCATTTGAAGGTGGGCGTGGCGGTGCTTTTCGTCAGGCGGCGAGTACGGATGGCATGGGTGAACCTAGCGCAATGCTGGTGGAATATCCTTTGACTGATGTCCGGTACTAGAAATGAGTACAGTCGTAAAAATGCAAACCAATTTCACGGTTGGTGAAGTTAACCCGGAACTTCGTGGTCGCATTGATTTACAACAATATGAATCGGCATTGGAACGTGCGCGGAATGTAATTATTAATCCGAGAGGTATTGTTCAACGGCGAGCGGGATTGAAGTTTTTATTTGAAATTCCAAGCGCGGCAAGTCCTGCCAGTGGTGTGCGTTGTGTCCCTTTTGCTTTCAGTACAACTCAGACCTATATGTTCGTGTTCTCTGGCACGAGAGCGTATGTGTTTAGAGAAGGAACTTTAGTTACAAATATCAATTCAACGGGAAATGATTTTCTTGATGTTAGTAGTTCTGTCGGTGGAGTGACCGATGGGGTGACTAGTGCGCGATTAACTAATCTTTGGTGGGCACAATCGGCAGATACATTATTATTATTTGAAGAAACCATGAAATCATTAAAGATTGTTCGCGGTGCGGATCACAATGCCTGGACGGTTTCTGATATAGCATTCGAGACTGTTCCTTTGTATCTGTTTACGGCTACAGAAAGCCAACCCGCTGCAACGCTAACTCCATCAGCAACGGATGGGAATATTACACTTACTGCTAGTTCCGGTGTTTTTGTTTCAGGTGATGTTGGTCAGAAAATATTTGATAACAACAATGGGATTGGTTTGGCACGCATTCTTTCAGTGACCAGTTCCACTGTCGTCGAAGCCCGAACCGAAACTCCATTTTTTTCAACTGATGCTATCGCTTCCGGTAATTGGACATTACAGAAGGGATGGGATGATGCGTGGAGTGCTGCAAAAGGATGGCCTCGAACAGCGACATTCCATGAAGGTCGTTTGATTATTGGTGGGTCTAAGTCTTTGCCAACTACTTGTTGGGGTTCCAAGGTTGGGCAGTTTTTCGATTTTGATCTTGGGCAAGCATTAGACGATGAAGGGTTAGAAGCAACCATAGATACGGATACTGTTAATGCAGTCACGGCGGTTGTAGCTGGCAGAGAATTACAATTATTCACTACAGGAACCGAGATGACGGTGCCTCAACTGGAAGGTGAACCTCTTACACCGACATCATTTTTATTTAAGCCAGCGACACGGCGCGGATCTGAATCAGGCGTCAGACCCCAAATGACTGAAGGCGGTACGTTGTATTTACAGCGCGGTGGTAAAGCAATTCGTGAATTGATCTTTAGTGACCTGGAAGGATCATTTATCTCTAATGATATTAGTTTGCTTTCTTCTCACCTCTTGAATTCGCCAACAAGAATTGTGCAACGTCGCGGTACCAATATAGATGAAGGCGATTTATTGATGGTTCGTAATGGGGGAACGGGGAGTAAAGCTGGAAGTGTGGCCGCATTTTCTATTTTAAGGGCTCAGAATGTCGTCGCGCCGTCGTTGTTGAATACAACCGGAACGATTGAGGAGCTAGGCATAGAAGATGCCGACGAGCCCGTGATCTATGCGGTAGTGAAACGCACCATCAATTCCGCGACAAAATATTATTTGGAAGCCTTTGACGATAATTTCACCACTGATTCTGCTTTGCAATTTTCAGGCGGAAGTTTGCCTGGAACCACAACGGTTACGGGTTTAGGCCACTTGGAAGGACAAGTGGTGAAGGTTATAGCCGATGATGCAGAACTTTCGGATGAGACAGTAGCATCAGGGCAAATTGTAATTGATCGTGTGGCTACAACGTATTTAGAAGTCGGATTGGAATATCCAACGTTTACGGATGAACTTGTGGATAATGCCACAAAAGCAACCCCTTTAATTCGCACGATGCCGGTGGAGACAAGACTGCCATCAGGTCCGGCGACAGGTTTTAAGAAACGGATTGTGCAAGTGAATGCCGTGTTGGATGACACTCAAAATCTTGTGATTAATGGGGATAGTGTTCCATTCCGAAAACTGGATGACACGATTCTGGATTCAGGCATTGAATTTTTTACAGGCACCAAACGAACGGGTGCATTTCTTGGATATGATTTTGATGGGCAGATAGAAATTACACAAGATGCGCCCTTGTTTTTTACGTTGTTGGCTTTGGATTACAGGGTGAGTGTGGGGCAATAATGGCTCAAGCTATTGGCATTGCATTAACGATTGGAAGTGCGTTTGCACAAATTCGTCAAGGTCAGGCAATTGCAGCACAATATGAAGGGCAAGCCCGAGGGCTGGCAGTACAGGCAGATTTTGAACGCTTCCGAGGTCGTCAGGAGGCCCTCAAACATAAACGCGAAGCGAACAATCAATTACAGGCAATCCTTGAGAACCTTGCCAGGACAACAGCTATTGCCGGTGCCGGGAATGTAGATCCATTTACTGGTTCGCCTGAAGGTGTCAAAAAACGGATTTTGGATGTTGGCGGCAGTAATGTCGTCACGGCTTCTGAGAATGCACGAATGACGCAATTGGTGGGTCAGTTCCAGGCTAATCAGTTTATTCATAGTGCAGCCCAAGCGCGACTTGCTGGGCGAACCGCCAAACGATCTGCGACAATGAGTGCGATATTTACGTTGGCGAGTGGTGCATTTAATTTTGCTCAAGCTGGCGGGATGACACAAATGAAGAGTGAATTTTCTAGTATGGGGTCTTGGTTTGGTTCGACTACTCCTACCCCTTCTCTCGCGAGTAGTGGCAACATATATCACAACGCATATGCGCTTCGATAAGTAAATGGCAGCAAAACTACCTCAGATAAGCGGAACGCAAAGAATTGCCCCGACCAGCGTTGCGGGTGTCCAAGTTGCTACTGATTCCCCCGTGTCGCGTATTGAAATTCAGGGATACAGTGATTTAGCTGCACGAATGGATCAGTTGTCCGGTGTAGCATTCAAATACGCATTTCAGAAAGCAGAAACCAGTGGATTGACTTATGGGGCTTTGGCTGCACCAACGGCAGAGCAAGTCGAAATTGCAAGAGAAGTTGGTCGTCCCATAACGGCTGCGGATCTCCCTGGTGATCCTAACAGCATATCGTTTTACCAACAGGCCGCAAGAAAAGGGGCTGTAGCTGTTGTTGAGGACAGAATAGAAAGTGCTGGTCGTCGTGCGCTAACCGAAGCAATTTTGGCTGCTGCGAGTGATCCTGCCACTACACCAGAAGAATTTGGTTTGAACCTTGATAATATTGTTAAAGAATATTCCGAGAGTATGGAAGCAATTAGCT